CCATGGACTTCTCTGGCGTCTTTGAGGTCCTTGGCAAGCTCAGCAAGCACCTGCTGAGGGACATAGCCCAACGACCGCTGGACCTCGGACAGGCTCAGGATACCGGCCCTGATCGCAATGACCAGCGCCTTGATCTCCTCAGACGGGTTGATCATCTCCCGCCTCGGAGGCGTCCAAACCATCCGACCGTTTACCCGGTTGGCCATGCCGGCCATTTGCACGGCAGCAGCAAGCCGCCTAGAAACTGGCTCCAGGAACTGCGGAATCATGATGTTCCAGCGCCAGTGTCCGATGTTTCGGTGAAACTCAATCCACCCCATTCGGCCGCTTGAAAAATTGACATCAGACAGAATCCCGGTCAAGGATTCAAACGTGATGCCGTAACCTGCTGCTACTGAATGCAGATGATGCCGTTGCAGTTCTATGAAATTACCAGCCTCTGGGGGCTTGCTAAATTCGATTGATTTCCCTGGCGGCAATACTTCAATTGCGCCAGGCTCTATTTTTTCAAAAAGGGTTGCAATTGCACTATCTGGATTCCTGGGATCAACAGAAGGAGCAACAACATTGTCAGGGTCTGAATCTGTAATAAATGCAGTGAAGCAGCAGGCCAGCTTGTCCAGCAACATACGGGCCTGGGCGTGATCGCCAATATCCCGCAACGTGAGCAGCGACGAGGCGCCCCATGGAACACCAGTGGCCTGGCCAGGGCGCCGCACGTCGTAGACGTGGCAAATCTCGGAGGCTGGGATTTCATCAGACCCTAGCTGAGACTGGCGCCAGTCGCTTTCGCCTGGATGATTTTTTCTGATAAAATAGCTTTCCAGTTTGCCATCATCATCATATTTCTTGCCAAAAATAATACTAGAGCCGTTATCTTTTGACATATCCAACCAGTCTGGCTCTAGTACCTGCAAGGTGAGTGGGGCAAGGCCTTGCTTGATTAGGCGTTCATCAATGCGAAAGCGAATTAGGCAACTACCACGAACTGCAACCGTGCGACCAATCAAAGATTGCAGTCCGTAAAAGTTTAATTTTTCGTAAAAATCACAAAGCGGTGATTCTGCCCAATCTTTGTAAATTTGCGAATATCTTTTATTTTTGTTAACTGGTTCGCCTATAATACCTTCTCCGATCCAGTTAGTTACGATTACCTTAATGGCTTTGTCTGCCCACGCATCGGAGTCTACTTGATCTTGATGCCTTGATACAATACGCTGCAATACTTGGCGAAGATCAGAATTGGGGCCCCGGCTTTGCTCATACCAGCCATCGGTTCGACGCGACTGCTTGCCTGCTTCCCACGCTCGAAGATTAGCTTTATACAGCTCAGACTGTGCAACTTTTAATTGATTCTCCAGCTGCGCCTTAGTGCGTTTTCCCATCCTTAGGCTCTTTGGAAAGTCTGGTAAATGCGACGCACCGGCCTAGTCTGGCTGTTAGCTTCCACCTCGGCAGCCATAATCCTTTCCTGTTGCTGCATCTCGGCAAGAGAGCGAAATGTCATCTCTCGGCCGTCGCCAAACCGGGTCTTCAAAACCCCGCTAGCCATTGAGGCCCGCAGTTCCGCTAGTTGCTCTGCTGTGTAGCTCATGCCGCCATTATACCTGCTGCCAGAAGCTGCTGGTCTTGCGTCGGATCGGGGCCGGCGCTGCCCCTCCCCCTCCCGTCCCCGGCGCCTGGGTGCCCAGGGTGCGGGCGAGCTGGGCCCACATGGTGCCCTTGGCATAGCGGCGGGACACCAGCAGCATCGCCGCATAGGCCATCCGCGTGCAGTCGCCGCCTTCGTCGTTGCAGCCTGGGGGCTTGATCCAGTGGTATTCGGTGCGGGCCCTGGTCTTCGGGACATACTTCCAGGGAAACAGCTCCCGCAGGAATTCATCTGTAGAAGCCTGCCCAAAATGCAGGTATCGGGGCCCCGGCTGCTCAACCCGAAGCATGGCCTTAAGCATGTTCACGCTGGCGTCATACCCAGTGGTGTAGAGCAATCCCCCGCGCCGGGTGACTGATTGATTTTTGCGGTTGACCTCCATCGGCTTGCCCTTCTGGATGATCGGCAACCCCTTGGTGCCCGATCCTTTCATGGCCACCCACCGATCGGGACGGGCGCGGCAGAAGTCTTCGACCTGCTTGCTGCACAAGCCGCCATGATCAACACCCCCCAAGTTGGCCTTCATGGTCCCCCCGTCCTGGCGGGCCCAGGCTCTCGTGCTGATGATGTCCAGCTGCTCCCACACCTCCGGCTGTTGGGGGTCCCCCTCAATCTCAAAGTGCGCAATGTGCCAGCCCTCCTCACCAGCCCCCCAGCCCCAGAGGGTGTAGACCAGCCGCTCGCCCACGGTGCCGCCGCCGCCCTGCACATCGACACCATCGGTCAGCAGTAACACCCCGGTCGGAATGTCCCACTCCTCGCTGTCCCATGGATAGCCATTACCAAAGCCTACATTTTTTCGACGCTCGGCTAGGCCATCACCGGTAAGTTTGCTGGTGATTTCATCAGCCCATGGCACCCCTAAATCTGTGTTGTGAAATGTTTGCATAGGCGCCACGTTCCCCATTTTCATTTGCTCCAGCGCTACCCGATGCCTGGCCACCAGCTCGGGCCACATGGCCGCCCGGTGGTAGCTCATACCAGGGCCCACCTGCTGTGATCGCCAGATCGGCACACCGTTGCGCAAGACCTGCTTGCTGCGATCCAGTCCCAGCGGGCAGGCCCAGCCAGCGGCCTTGTCCATTGAATACAGGTTGCTGTAGTCGATTGGGGTTTCGCAATGCTCGCAGCGAATCCGCCCCTCATCAGGGCCTTCCTTTATAAAATTTTCCCAGCGCAGTTGTTGGTAATGGTTACAGTGCGGGCATGGATAATATCTATATTGTTGATCGCCTTTTTTAAAGGCTTGCTCCATGTAATCGTTAGGGTATATCGGCGTGCCACCAATCGTAAAGAACGGGTCCCAGATGTTACCGGCCCGCTGAAACAAGTTTCCAATGGTGTCACCTTCGGGGCTGTCGTAGGTGGCTGGTTCTTCAAACAGAATTGGGCTCCGCTCCACCCGACGACCAGAACGGGGCGTTGCAGCGCTTACCAAGTGGATCAACGCACCATTAACGAGCTGCTTAAAATCGTAGCTATTTTTTAACGCTCCTTTTGTTTTTTTATTATTTAATTGTCCTTTTAGTCTGGGGATTCCATGGTTATCATCAAACATTGAATCTATATCTTCAGTGCTGTATTTCTGTACTTCAGAGTCTGTAGGCTGTACCAACATTATCTTAGATCGGCGCCAGTCCGAGAAAAACACAATTACTGCTTTCACGTACTCCGACCAGCCAACCCGCGACGGCTTCTGGCAAACCATGCACTCAACCTCTGGGTCAGTTGGCGCCAGAAACCAATCCTCTTGATATGGCCTAGTTCGCCATTTTTGCCGGCCATCAGTTGCGCTTGTAACATAATAATAAGTGTTGCTATATTCCAGCATCGTCATAAACGGTTTAGGCTTTACCATGGCGGCAAGCCGTTTGGCCATCTTTCGGATATTGCGATCAATCATTCTGGTAGTTCTTCAAACTCATTAGAAGATACAGACTCGAAAATCTCGGATATAATCCTTTCAATTTCGCTTAGTTCTTGGTGGGTAAGGTGGGGGATCATTGCTTTGATTCGCTTATGGGCGGAGCTTGCCAAGGTGGTTAATTGCAGCAAGACAGCGTTATAGGCTATCTCCATATCTTCTTTGTAAACTAGCTTTTCTTGTTCTTGCTGCAATGTCAAGGCTTCGCGTTGTGCCTTGATCGCGGCGATCATCTTTTCGCTTTCTGCCCTTTCAGGCACTTTCCCCCTGGGCAGCCCTGCTGTAATCGCCCGCTGAGTGGAGGGCTGCCTGGGGGGTGGTTGATCGTTGGCGCTGGCTTGCGCCGTGGCTGGCCCCTGGCCAAGGTGGTGACCAGTGCCGCGTTCTGCTGGGCTGGTGGTGTTGGCCCACTGCTCATCAGCCAAGTCAGGATCGATCAGCCAGCTACTGCCCTCGCGCTTTACCGCAGGGGGCATCAGCCGGCCCTTCTCGATTGCCTTGATTACCGCCACATGGGAAGTCCCCCGCAGCCCTTTCGCCTTGCGGTGATCGGCGTACTGCTGGAGGTTCATGCTGGCTCATCCATGCCAGCAGTTGGAAGATTGGAGCGTCCGGGTCGGTTCTGCCCCGCCGCCTCGCCGCTGGTCGCGGGAGTCGCCTGCTTCGGACGCTTGGGGTATGGCTGGGCCAACGGGAGTATCTTAGCTCGCATCTCGTCATCAAGAGGCATTAGGTAGCGGTGCTTGCCTGGAATTTTTACTTTCACTGCTCCTTTAGGAACTTCCATTTTCTTGCTTCCAAAGTTTTCTCCTGTGTATGCCCGCTTGTTAAGCCTTGTTCCATTCAGTCGCCACTCAAATCCAGCAGACGACAGCCCTGTATAAATCCAGTTACCACCCTGATAAATGCCTCCATGATGCCCAGCAATGCTATCAGCAAACGACACGACAAGCCGCAATCCTGGCGATTGATTTTTTAGAAATGCAATCGCGATCCTAATGATTCTCGTTACTTGATTTGCGTGATTTGTCAATGCAACTCGCACCAACTCACAACCCTCTGTAATTTGCAACCCATATGGACTAACCAAATTGCGATTCATTCCCCAGCAAAACAAAACAACTCCAATAAACTTCCCAGACTCCCATGCCCCTACCTTGACCAACTTGCCTACTGGCAGCGTTCTGCTGTAATGCCAATGCTCACACGCATACTTGGCCGCTGCGTGTGTGGCCCAATCAACGCGCAGATCAGACTTCCTTGATGAACTCATGGCCACAGCTCGGGCAAACGCAATCAATTTCGGTGGGCTCTTTTGGTGCCAGTTGATCAAGCTGGCCTTGGTCATTTTCATTGCCTGGTGGAAAGTTTGGATCGCCCTCCAGCAGCCCCGCGATCTGCTCTTCAGCAAAGCCTAGCAAGCTCAGATCAAAGTCTGCCAGGTTCAGCCCTATCACTTCCTGCTGCAGCAGCTCCATATCCCACCCTGCATTCAGCGCCAGTTGGTTGTCAGCCAGCACATAAGCCCGGCGCTGCTCAGCGGTCAGGTGACCCAGCACAATTACCGGCACTTCAGTCAGCCCCAGGTCCATCGCCGCGGCCAATCGACCATGGCCGGCAATAATCCCATCGTCTTCGCCTACCAGGATCGGATTCGTAAAGCCAAACTCCTGGATGCTGGCGGCGATCTGCGCCACCTGCTCGGAGCTATGGGTGCGGGCGTTGCGCTCATAGGGCCGGAGCCGCGCCAGGGGCCACATCTCGATCTTCTGGGCCGTGTGCGGTGTCGGCATCTGTTTGTAACTCCTAGGGCAATTGTAACCGCTGAGATAAGGCGTGGTTACATTTGAGCGGTTTTGGGATAAGAGCTGCGGGAAACCCCAGTCGCCCCAATGCTTGTAACCTTATTGCGAACCGTTATCAACAGAAAGATCGCGCGCGAGATGACC